TCTACCGGAACTCCCGAAGAAGCCGAGAGACCGGAGGGAGGATACCTTCTACTACTGCCCCAGCACAGGAAAAGTCATGTACTGGAGCACGACCGAACCGGTGTTCGTCTTTTCCCCGACACCCGGATTTACTTATCTCCAGTAATTGTACATGAACCTGTTCTGGAACGCAAGCAGCAGACAAAAGCTATTTGTCTATGCCTGCATCCCGGCCCGTGCCGTAATGGCCGCACTCCCAGCAATGCTACCCCTGTGGGTGCTTCCGCTATACGGGATTGTGACCGCAGTCATCGCCGTAGGATTCCTCTACCTCTACTTCACCGGAGAGAGAATGAAGGCCCCGGAAGGGGGCGGCGTGACATGGTGGAGCAAATTAAGACTAGTACACGGAATGCAGTACGCTACCGCCGCCATCTACCTTCTTCAGAAAAGCAGGGAGGCCACCATTCCACTAGCTCTCGACATTCTGTGCGGCGCCGGAATGTTCGCGCACCGCCAGCTTTCCCTGCACTGCGGCTGCGGCGCTCAAAACGGGAAGGATTGACACTAGTTCGCTTGGTGCGCCAACGCCTTCTGGATGGCCTCAGCAGCCATACTCGGTTCCAGATAGAGAAACTGAAGGGCCGTTCTGCGGGGTAGCGCGGTGCTATCGAAAAGCCTAGTCCGCCGTGGATAGTTCCGGTTTACCCAGAACTCGTTGCCTCCGATTCGTATATCGAACTCCAACCCCTTCTCTGCGAGGATCTCTCTGCATTGTCTGTCCTTCTCAACCGCCTGCCCGTCTAGCTCTATAACTACCACGTACACGGGTATGCTCCAATCCATCGTCTTTAGCACCTCCAGCTCCCCACCTTCAACATCTATAGACATAAAGTCTATGAACTCAAGCCCCTTCAAGAGGTTCGATATAGGCGCACAGTTAACCCTGTACCTGCGTCCGCCATTCCGAGTGGCCCAGCTCCTCGGAAGGGTGTGAGATACCCCCGCCATCGCGCCGTCCCCAACGAAGTCGACTACACCTTCCCGGCAAGCCACTGCCATCCTGTAGCACCTGCAGCGAGCCCCCCTGTTCACAACCAGTTGGTCATAAGCCCCGGTTGGCTCGATTAGCACACCCCGGAAGCGGAACTCGTCCTCCAGGAACTTAGTATTCGAGTAGGTTACCCCGTCCATCGCTCCGAGCTCCACGAATATGCCATCTGTGGATACCTTGTTGATATAATGACAGTATATGAAGTAGTCCTCCCCCTGCTGCGAGTAGAACTTCATATACTATACTCCCGGAAACTACCATCTGAGTTTTCCGCCGAGTCCATACTTATTGCAGAGTGGTTCGTAGTAGTCCTCCCAAAGCTTCTGGCAGTCAGGAACTGGGTCGTTTTTGCTGTATAGATCATACTTGTTGAACGTGGCGATTATAGGGAGTAACTTCTGCTGGTCATCCCGATTCACCAGATGGCAGTATGCACCGTCCCTGTGCCACGCGTAAAACGAGTGATAACGAATGACCCGGCGACACAGTTTCGGTAGAGAGCAGTTATTCCCTTCTAGAACCCTGTACATGTATTCATCATGTCCCCAGGCCATAAGCAACTCATCCAAGCCACAACCGTGTTCGTACATGCCGTACTTCCCCTTATACGCCAGATTCCTAGTGTCGGGATTGTCCTCGAAGAGGTCGGAAAACACCACTTCGCGAGGATGTTCGCAGCCCACCACGAACGTGTCCCCGACAACCAAATGCTGTGGCTCACCCCAGACCGCCATTACTTTCCCTAAATCGTGAATCAGGCCTGTCAAGTGCATCCAGTCCTCGTCAGGATAGTCCCTCCGTATCCTTTCCGCTGTCTGGAAGGCGTGGATGCTATTCCCGACATCGACGTCCGGGTCAGAGTCGTCCACGAAGCTGTCAAGCATATCGAGAACCTCCTTGATGGTGTGCTCCCCATGAGACAAACCTCCCCATACCTCCTGTTTATCATGGACGAGCGCGACCGTCATCTCTCGGTGGTTCTTGGCGTAGTTCTCCTCCACAACGGCCTGGCGGTCCGAGTCGGTGAAGTTCCGCATGGCCGTCATGTATTCACAGCCGATTATTTCTACCTGTCGATGATCGTTTCCTTAGCGATGTTCTTTATGATCCGGTTTTCCTCCGTCTCTTGAGAGACATCGGCCATAACGGAACGTACTATCTTGAGATACTCGTCCTTCCCTCTCTCGCTCTCCTCCCACCCGGGGTTCTGGGCCTCCCACTCGGCTATCGCCTTTCTCTGTTTGTCAGCGACTGACTCGATAGCATCTCGTAGTCGTGTCTTGCCCTCCTTGCCTTCTTCTTTCTCCCATTCATTATTTTCTTTGATATATAGTGTCTCTCTTTTCATATCAGTGCAGTGGATCGGTCGTTTGCAGGTTTCCAGCCGTCTCAGTCCGTTTACCAGAACCGAGCTAATTCCCTCCACCAGGCCGTTTGTCTGTGTGTATTTGAGATCGTCTAACTGCACCTGGAGAGAGGCAAGAAACTCCGACATGTTAATCGCATCTCGACATGTCTCGTTCAGGAAAACGTTGATCGAGAAGTTATTGTTTGTGTTGTTGCTCCCCATGCAAGGCACCATCTCCCGAATAATGCTGTTCTGCTCTTTCAACTGCTCCATCATGTCCGCCTTCATTTCCTCTGCCTTGCTGAGGGCTATCACCAAGGCTTGAAGGTCCGTGGTATCCTGGGGAAGTCCCTGCCCGCTGACCTTTCGAGCAGTAGGACAAGTTCTCCTATGTCTCGAGAGGCCAGAGGCGTACTTGTATTCTCGACCGCACTCGCAGATAAGGGGTGTCGCCGTGGAGCGACTCTCCAATCGAGGAGCCGCTCCAGGAGAGCCAGACCCCTCCTGGTTACCAATATGCTTCTTTGTCGCTAGATGCTGCTTCCACAAGAATTTCTTGCGGCAACCGTAGTTGCACCTGGTACAATAGAACTCGTATTTAACATTAGCGTCAGGATAACGCTGCATATGCAATATACCCTGATATTATCTAAACCCTTTCCCTGGCAGTTACCCTTTTCTTACCATTTTTTACCATTCACACTGGGCAGTGCGATTTTTATAGGGTATACTCCCTCTTCAACACACGTTCCTCCGTCTTGCGGCTTCCTTCTCTCAACCTGCATATATTTCTTCATGTTTTCATGGTAACGAAAACATGCAAATTCGAGGAGAGGGAAATCATGTAGCGCCTACGCGCGGCTTTCTTCATTCACCATATTTCCCTCCATGACGTAGGGGCGCGGAAAACGCGGGCTCTTTTTCCAACTCTCCAAAAGTTTTCTCTGATCTGGACATTATTTTTTGTCCATTTTCGCCAATCCACCCTCGAAACCCTGTTTTTAAAGCCGCGCCTGTGCCAGCTTCCCTACAGCCCCTCTACGTGTAGGGGAAATAACAAAAGCCGCGCTCTACGACTATCTAGACGGCATATTGAAAGACTGATGTGGAAATAGGTATTAAGCAATCGAGTTTCTGTATAGGTATAGTATGGCGCTAGGAGACGGAATAGACATCGAGAGCCTAATGAGCGCGCTCGACGACGATGACAATGCGAGCCTTATGAACTTGGATACCAGGGCCGTTAAGGCCGTAAAGAACGACATGCTCCAGAAGTTGAACCTCTCACGCGAGCAGCTGAAGAAACTCCACAAACAACTGGAGGACTATCGATACGTGGATGAAATGAACGAGCTTAAGTACGGAGCTTACATTCGGTGGATCCCTCTCCGAGACCCGAACAAGATTAAGCTCACAAACGGAGGAATTATATGTGATATTCTGGTCAAGGACAACGGCATACACGTGGTCTGTCGAAACAACATGCATCGGATGTTCCAGATAAAGCTGGTAGAATGCATGGTGTTCCAGAAACTCTCCGACCAGGAGAGAGTACTGCTCTCTGTCATGGACTACCTCAACACCTCCTAGTACGCCGCGCACCCCCTCGTATCTTAGACAGTTTCTTGCTCGTACCTCTGCTATTCGACGCGAGGAGCATGGGTCTCTTCTTACAACGAAACCCGTAACTCCGCAGATTCTTCTTCCTGAGAACGCTGTCCGTGCAGATGGCAATGGCCCTCGACTCGTCTTTCTGTTTGTCGCTATCCCTAACTTTCTTAATGCACCGGCACAATTTCTCTGCCAATATCTTCTCGGCTGCCTTCTTAGCCTCTTTCTTCGATATTGCCGACGCATCCTTGCCATAGAAGGCTAGGATGGCCAGGTTGTCCTTGTGCGTCATTCGCATAGCACCTATACTATGCCGGGATTATTGTTTGACGCAGAGAGAGCCTTGGTTTCCAGGGGTGAGACCAGATCCTCGTCGCTCCCGATCAGATCCAGCACGCGTCTGAGCTCCACAACATTCGCCCTGGCGTGGCGATCGGCGCGGTGTATTGTGCGCCAACTCGATAGAGTTCGCTTCTGTGCCATACTGTCGTCGGCGGCCCCCTTCCACGTCTCGACAATTAGACCGAGCTGGCGATAGTATGTATCGACTGTTATCTTATGTAGGAGTGCGATGGGATGGAACCGCGATGGCATTATATACAATCACGATATATAATGCCGCACTAAATATATTCTCGCCGTATACTATGCGGAAAGCAGACCCCAAGATCGTAGTTTTCGACCTAGACGAAACACTGGGGTGCTTTGTAGAAGTAGGAATGTTCTGGGATGCTTTAGAGCACACATTAGGCGCTAGGCTGAAGCGGGCGCAGTTCTTTGAAGTTATGGAGATGTTCCCCGAGTTCGTGCGACCAAACATATACAAGATTCTCTCGTTTCTCAAGAAGAAGAAACGAGAAGGGGACTGTAAGCACGTCATGATATACACAAACAACCAAGGCGATCGCACCTGGACAGAGATGATAGCGGCCTACTTCGACATGAAAACTAAGTCAAAGTTCTTCGATCAGATAATCGCCGCGTTCAAGGTTCGAGGCAAGATCGTGGAGGTATGTCGAACGAGCCACGACAAGAGCGTGGACGATCTGCTCAGGTGCATAAGAATGCCTCGAGGGACTCAGATTTGTTTTCTCGACGACCAGTACCACCCTCTCATGGAGGAAGATGATGTGTACTACATCAACGTCAAACCTTTCACCCATAGTCTCCCGTTCGCTACGATGGCGGAGCGCTACTGGGCGAGAACACGGCCCCCCATGGACAGAAAGACTTTCGTTAACCGGATAACATCATTCATGCAAGGGTACTCGTTCACGGTCACAGAGAAATCGAGCGCAGAAGAGCACGTCGACTCAATAGTAGGGAAGCAGATTCTGGTTCATCTCAAGGACTTCTTCTCCCAACCGCCACGGGATGGAGGTGGCTCTCGAAAACGTAAGCTCGGAACCAGAGGAGGAGGGACGAGACGCCGCCGGTAGTCGTTAGACGTACTTCAGCATGCGTAGATCCTCGACCGAGTCGGTAAACATCCTATCGTACCACGCAGGCGTATACTTCGGCCCGATGTTCGTCAAGGCCCTGTTCCGAACAGCCTTCCTCGCCATGTTCTCTCGATCTAGAGTCATGTAGTGCACAAGGAGCAGGGGCATGGTCGCCAAGTCCGGTATTATGGTCGCCTCGTGACGTTGGCAGTGAGCCCGGTCAACAATAGGTTCCCCATTAGCCTCTGCAATGGCTCTATCCGGCGAGCAGGACACGTGGACCCAGATGTGCGTGTTCTCCATTCCCGTTCGGACGATAGACTTAACGTATGCATTCAGACCTGATCCATATGGCTCGCGTCTCGTGAACTGGCGGAAAACCGACACGTCAGGATCCATCTTTTGAACCCCAGACGTGCCGTACGTCAACCAGTGCACCAACACCGTGCCCACAGCATCGGGCACCGCCGCCAGGTAATCAGTGATAGCCCGCCCATCGGTCCACAGAAACTCATCAGCGTCGCAGAGAAGCATCCAGTCCAAATCGGAGCACCGCGACATCCCGTCGGAATAGGCATCGGGTTGATTCGCGGTGGGAGAATCGACGACAACCACTTTGCTATCTACGCAGTCGGCCAACGTCTCCTTCACTGGAGGGTTGGAACCGTCGTCGTAGATAATGATTCTCTCAAACCCTAATCTTAGGTAGTGGCGTACCCACTCGCGTATTATGTTTTGCTCGTCCTTAACTCGCGCGCAAACACCGATTGAAGGCATTCTACTATACTGGCCAGATTTTCTGGGCCTATAGTAGACATATGCCGAAGAGACCCCTGGAAGATAGCAGCTGTTGCGTGAGGCCCTCACGAACCAAGTTCCAGTGGATAAACAAGAGTCTCCTTAACCACAAGCCTTGGGCGGAATATGTCGATGAGTTTCTTCGGGACTACGACAACCTCGACGCCACTTCACGTCAGGCTAAAGAGGATTTCCTAAAGAAGTATTTCCTATTCGGAAAGGACGAGGGGGCCCAGCAGTTGGAACTTCAGGCCTTAAGGGAAAACCCCTACGAGGGCAAGGGCAGGTACGTTCTCAACGACTGGACGCAGTGCTGCCAACATCGGGCCCTTACTTGTCCGGCAAATGAGGAGAGTGAGGAAGCAACAGACCGTTTCATCGCGTGGCTCCAAGGAGAGGGTCAGACGGGAGACAAACTACAGGTTTGCATGCATCTCACCAACAAACTCGGTGAAAACCTTAAGAGGCAGCGTGTCGATGGCGGCCGCAGGAAGTCACGCCGTAGGCAGTCACGCCGCAGAAAGTCACGCCGCAGAAAGTCACGCCGCAGAGAGTCACGCCGCAGAAAGTCACGCCGCAGAGAGTCACGCCGTCGACGTTCTTCAAAGAGAGATCGTCTCACTCGCTTGCGACGCTAATGAATCGGCATAGTGGCGCACGACTCCTGCGGCCGCCGTCGTCAGCAGTAAGAAAACACCGCCCGCGAACGCTATGCGCCTGTCAAACTCCCTGGATTCCTTGTCAACCGGTCTCTTTGCCCAGGGATTGAAGCGTATCATCAGAAAAACGCTCACGTAGTACTTAAGAACCGTGTCCAGGGCCCCGAGATATTTCGGGTCGAGGGTAATCACACCCGTGAACGCTATAGCGAAGAGCACGTACGATGCGTAGAGTGCTACAGTATATGCCTTCTTGTGCCAGGAGCCTTGCGCCACCTGGTCGAGAGCGTCAAGCATATACTATAGCTAGCTATAAATAGCTGACTATCAAAACTTCTCGCTAGTGGGAGCACTAGTCCCGATAGAGTCTAGCACGGTCGGGGACGCAGTTGCCTCGCGATATATATCCAAGCTTCGGGCGCTCGAGTCGACCGCCTCCACGTACCGGGGCATCCAGAAGTACGGAACAACTGTCGCCGACCCGGGGTACAGGCTGTCGAACACTTGCCTGTAATAGCGCTGCTCGGGTGTAGTCGGGACATTGACACCCGGTTCCTCGAGGACGAAATCGTGCATGTCGAGTGACTGGACCCGCTTCTGAATCAACTCGTACCACGTGCCCGCCGTTCCGCTGACGCCATCGCTGAAAGCCTCCTTGGTCCGCCAGAGGATCTGGGACGGGAGAAGACTTGGCTCCATCTTCTGTACGATGCTTCGCAAGAAGTACTTCTCCGGGTGGTCAGATCCCGCGAAGTGCCGCGGGTTCCTAAGCGAGAGTGGAGTATTCAAGTACGTGGCAACAAAAGACTTGTCGAGAAAGGGAGTCCTTGGTTCGAGACCATGGGAAGAGATGGACTTATCGGAACGCAGGACGTCGAATGCATGGATATCGTTCAACAGCCTACGGCACTCAGCGTTGAACTCTAATGAGTCTGGCGCCGCCAGCATGTACAAATAACCACCTGTAAGCTCATCACTTCCATCTCCATTGAATACGACCTTAGCATCACTGTGATTCGATATGTGCTTGCCTAGCAGATAGTTCCCCACGCTCGCCCTAACCGTCGTGGTGTCGTAGCTCTCTATCGCCTCAATCACTTCGGGGATAGCGTTCCAAAACTCGTGCTCGCTAAGAACTATCTCGGTATGCTTCGAGCCAAGGTGGGTCGCCACTGTTCTGGCGCACTTTAGATCGTCCGACCCCTTCATTCCAATCGAGTACGTTTCGAGATGGCCATCGTAGTACTTGCTAACTAGCGCCGCGATTAGGCTGCTATCTAGCCCTCCGGACAGACAACACGCTATGCCACGCTCTGTCGTGCCCACCACACGCTTCCGAACAGCTTCGTTGAGAGTGTCCCATATGGCCGTCTCGTATGCCGAACGCCCGACAGTCTCACGTTCCGTTCGTAGAGAAGACCCCGATATATTAAGGGAAGCGTACGGAACTGCCATGGCAGTTGGGGCCCAGGCCCGATGAACACCAGGTGGTAGGTTGAAAGACGAGTAGGTACCCGGAGGATACTGTTTCGCCATCAGAAGCCCGCGTGTGGAAGGGGGCGGAGGAAATCCCTGCGCGCGCGTTAGCGAATTTGGTCTGAAGGAATCGTAATGCAGAGGTCCATGTGCGTCGATCAGGCGCTGAAGTGGCTTCAGCTCACTGGCGAAACAATATATATCATCATGCGTTATGCGCACGTCATCGAGGTCGCGGTCCTCGAATCGCGGGCCACTAGCAGACAGCATATATAGAGGCCGCACGCCTAGGGGATCCCGGGCAACATAGACCCGGGCTGGGTGGCTGTAGCTGGAGTAGTCGTACAACACGAAGGCAAAGACACCATCGATCAGAGACAGCGTCTCCTCGATACCATACTTTCTGTACAGGTGAATTATGATTTCACAATCGGATCCTGTTTCGGGCTCCATGCCCATGAGTTCGAATAGCTCGCGATAGTTGTAGATTTCGCCGTTGCAAATCAGCGTAACGTTGTTGATGGTCATGGGCTGGTCGGAGATCTCCGTCAATCCATTGATTGCCAGGCGATGGAAGCCGAAGTGTGCTCTGTCGCCAACCCTCTTGAAGGTAGACCTCTCGGGACCCCTTCTTTTCCCGGCGTCGAACGCCTGCTCCACGAGCTTCTCGGGATAGGTGTCGCGGTTGTTGAGAAGCGCGAAAATGCCACACATTGCCTCTAGTGAGTTAGAGGGAATGCTTTAGGTAGTGTTTTAGAAGATGGAAAAAAGTATTCCCATAGTATAGGATGAGTGATGGGAAATTGTACGGTGTTATTGATGGCGCCTACTATAGTTGCCAGCTGGCGAGAACGGAGGAACTTAGCGAGAGGATTGCGGCGCGCAACATCCCCTCAACACCACTCGAGCCACAGTTCAGCATGCGGCCTGTGTCAACGAAATACAGCATCATGCCTATTCTCGACCAGCGACCGCGGGCCAAGGTTCCGATCCTGACGCGCCCCACGTATAACGTCGAAACGACATTCAATCCCGGGACAGCCCAGGCGCCGTGGTCCGGCTTCGCATCTAACATCAATGAGGAGTCGAAGCTGCGAAACCAATTCTTCGCCCTGCAGAAATGCGAGCAGCCTAACTACGTCCCTTCTAGTACGAGCGATATGTACCAAGTGACTGTGTCCGGGCGGAAAGAGGAGCAACCGTTTCCCGGTCTGTTCGAGTCTCAACAGTTCGCTCCGTTCAACCCCAACACGTGCGGGCTTGGGTACAACTTGTTCGACAATTGCACGCGGCAGCAGTTGATGTCAGTCCCGAAGAGAGAAGCAAAAGATAACAAGTAACGCCAAGGTTAGATTACAATCAGAATTTCTGTCCGTAATCTAATGACGAGCAAAGCCATCCTTAGTGAATCCGAGGTTAACCGCATTACACTCGAGTACTTCACGAATCCCTCATACTACGGGGACATTGGCAGCGCCTCGCCGGAGGCCGAAATCGAGCGTAAGCGGGATGTCAAGTTCTACAGAAGACGCATCCTTGCGCTTACTAAAGACCTGTTTCGGGGGGCGGCCGCAGATGCTTCGTTGCGCTCGGCTTTCGACGACTACGTTAGCTCCGCTATTGCGCATTTGAAGATGCTGGACACTAAGGACATTCTTCAAGATGAGTATGCCGGGCTCCAGGCGCCGGAGGTGCGCCATGCGATGCCGGGCGAGCTGGACGCAGAGATCGGAGAGGCCAACTCCCAGTTGATGAAGACACCACAGGTCGGAGGCACCCTCGACACCTTCGTTGTGGCAACGCGTCCTGCGAGCCAGCAAGAGGATCCCCCCAAGCTAAAAACTGTTAATCTGCAGGACCCTAAGCTCAAGCATAAAGGGGTAAAACGCAAAAAGAAAAGATAATCTGGACGAATATTAGATGACAACAACGACGAGAAAGCGAGACCGTCGTTTTAGACACAGTGTATGTAGTCCGACGCGACGCCTCGGACGTTACACCTGCTACACGGATGAGACGCTTATGTCCATGAAGAAGAGATGGGACGCTCGGCACCCAGATGTACCGATTAAGGCAGAGACGCCAAGAGGGATATGGCACGAACTCAAGAGGAATATGGGGGATGTCTGCGACACCGAGAGATGTTGGCTAAGGCAACATTTCATGAAAGGGCACGTCGACGGCGCATTGAAGAACTTCACATTCGCACCGACCGCACCCGCCTCGTGGAAAAAGAAACCCGATGAGTGGCTAACGAGCCTCGACATAGACAAGGTCATGAAACAGTGGGAGAGAAAACACAAGGAGTTCGAGTTCATCGGACCATCCCCTATTGATTTCGATGAGCGGGTCACCGAAGGTGAATGCGTGTGGAACGAGCTCTGTAAATTCGATCTTGCGAGAGCTCTCAAGCGAGGGAAGAAAAAAATAGGCATAATCTTCAACTTGGACCCCCACTACAAGAGCGGGTCTCACTGGGTAGCAATGTACGTGGACGTCGCGCGCAGGGTGATATTCTACTTCGACAGTAATGGTGACCCTACCCCTGCCCGAGTCAAAGCCCTCGCTCAGAGAATCATCGCCCAGGGCAAGGAACTCAATATGGAAATTAAATTCGTCCAGAACCATCCGGTCGAACATCAAAGAGGAGACACGGAGTGCGGGATCTACACTCTCTACGTTCTAACCCAGCTCCTCACCGGAAAGAAAACATATAAGAGTTTTATGGGAGGTCGTATTCCCGATGAGAAGATGTTTGCCTTGCGCAAACAATATTTCAACGAAGACTAATTGGGTAGACAAGAGGTTAAAGTATCGCATGTTACTCTACTAATGGAGGACTTCAGAAGCGCTCAGAATAAGGGTCTGCTCTGGAACCTTCTCTACGAAGGCGGAGTATTCCATGGAATCTCAGGAGAGCGAGTCGAAACGGTAAAGGAGAAGCTGGAGCAGGTCGTAGAGGAGACCTGGGATAGGCGTGTAGAGGGCGACGACCTGAAAGAACTCAACAAACGCGTATGCCAAATGATGCTGGTCGCATCCGAGCGCATGCGCACGCAGTCCGTACCAGCGCCAGATACTAGCACCCCCCCACTCGTGACGGCGGAAGAACTTTCCACCCATCGGCAAGCAGCATTTTCGAACAACCTGGAGCGCAAGCAGACCGAGTTCAACCAGATGATGACTAATGACCGGCCGGCGGACATCGACTTCGCGGACAAGCCGGAGGAACCATTCGTTGCTCTGGACCAAGCCCTCGAGGAACTCCAGGCTCGGAGAACCCGGGAGCTGAACAAAGCGCTTGGCTCCCAAGATCCCGCGGCCGCCGCCGCCTGGATCCAAGGCGGTACCGAAGGGAACGAGACGAACAAGCACATCAAGATAGGAGAGGAAGCCATGTTGGATGACGGCAATATTCAGCTTATCTCGGAAGAAAAGAAGGTGAGGTTCAAAGATCATTCCCCAGCCAAGGGCGACGGAGCAACGGACTTCCTAGAGAAGTTGAAGACCACCAAGCCATCACCTCAGGAACCAGAGCCAACAAGGAGCGAGAGCACGATCGAAGACCGCCTATTATCACTGGAGAAAGGGCAGAAAACAATTATCGCTATGCTGTCTCAGCTACTGACTAAATAGGCACGTACTTGTACTCCTTTCCTTTAATCTCGAGACGCCCGACCTTGATGGCTTCGCCCCTATTGTATTCTTCAAGGTCGTACACTTCGCCTGTGCTCTGGTTCAGCGCGTACTTGACCCCGTCCATCTCAACAACAACTGCGCGCCATTCGATCTTTGTTTTGTTCTGGTCAGCGACGGCATCCACTTCCTCCTCTCCAATGGATGGTGCATACGAGTACTTGGACGGACCAACGTTGCCAAAGTTCAGGCATTTCAGCTGTTCCTTATCGCCAGCCCTAGAGTGCAGAGAACAGTCCATGGAAGCTTCCTTGACTGCCAGAAGGATCTGGTTAGTGATATCTTCTTTAAGGGTAGCGATTTCGTACAGAGATTCGTCGCTCGTGACAGGCGTAAGATTGTCGAGTTTGCTCTTATCCTTTAGGCGCAGCTCGATGGACTCATCGCTTGCCAGCTGTTCCTTAGAAAAGGTCATGAGATAGAGGAAGACGTCGACCGTTCTCTCGACTTCCGGCAAGTCTTGGTGACTGCAGATTCGACGTGCACGGCCGATAACCTGTTGCATTCGGACCGGGTGCCAGTAAGGTTCCGTTATGTGAACGTACCTAACGTTTCGGAGACTGATTCCCTCAGCACCCGAGGCAGTAATCATGAGAACTTTGATAATCTCGCCGTACAGGTTATTACTTGACATAACGTTTAGCTGCTCTGCAAGTCCGGTAGGGACGAACTTCCACGCGCCGTTGAAGACGTTACGTATAACCTCTTTTTCCTCTGCGCTTTCGGTTCCGGTATAGAGAGCGAACATAGGCTTTCCCCGGTCCTCCTCGGGAATGTCCAGCACCCAATTGCCCTTCCCTTGCTCCTTTATCCGGAATCTCGCAAATCCGTTCGCCTCAAAGACCAGTTTGAGAATACCAATCCCTTCCAGCGTTCGGAACTGGCTGTATATCAAGTGCAAACCCTTGTGTTGCGGGTCTGTAACGTTCTCTAGTATGTTCAGGAACTTAGGGCTGTAGGTTTCCAGGGCTTCCGGTGTGAGGAACCGCTCTTTCTGGGTCTCTAGGGCGGTCAGAGCCGCTTGAATGCGCACGTCGTAGCCCTCGTGTTCGAGCGCGTCTGCCAGCTCGTCCGCTTCATACCTGCCGTCCACATTATCCAGCTTCTCTTGCGTAGTTGCAGCGTCGAGCAGATCCTCGTCCGCGGTCTCCTGGAGAATGGCGGTCTCGAGATTCTCGCCTTTAGTCGGCATGGGACGCCGGATGTCAGGACGAGGGAACACGTAGTTACAGAAAGCTCGTGAAAATATGCGATACGTAGATACAGTATCCTCAAAAACCCCATCGCCCGCGCGCTTTCTTTTGCGAGCGTTCTGGAGTTCCAACTTCCTCTCTGCCACTCTGGCCTCTTCGTATACGCCGAACTGGAATTGACTCATGGGGATCTTTACCACGTGGAAGTTCGAAGCCTTAGAGAACCGGGGCATCAAAGATTCCTGGGCACTGCGAAAGTAGGAAGCTAGACCCATTATCCGTCTCTTGAAGAGTCCCATGTTCTTAACCTCGTTGTCGTCGTCGATAAAGTACGCCTTGAAGTCATCAAGGGTGTCAGGCAGTGCTTTAAACTTCTCGACGCGGATACCTGTTGGATTGACCGTGATCTGGCTCTTCTGCAGGACCTTGGTGACGGTCTCGACGAATCGCTCGTCGGACAGCTCCCCACGTTCCCCTAGGCGCACGCCGTCGTATACAGACCCCTTCGTCTTGTTAACAAACCCGAACGGATTCCTTGTGATGACCAGAGTCGTCGAGGTCGGACGATACTCCAGGAAGTCCATGATGTTCCCTCCCAATATGGTCGACTTGAAAAGGCCTCGCAACGACTCTTCAGTGACCTTCCGTTGGCTATTGATGGTGAGCTTAAAATACCACGTCTGTATCTTGCCCCTGAGTATGTTGAAAAGTATTGCAATCTCGTTCGGGTAATTGATAATGGGGGTGCCGGTGAGTAGAACAATCTTGGCATTTCGGGCCTCCATCAAGTACTCGTACAAGCGCCCCGATATAGTATCTTTCTTACCAAGTTTGTTGACGATCCTACTCACGAAGTTGTGCGCCTCGTCAATTACCACCACCGCGTCGTCGAACGGATTGGTGGAGAAATCCTTGGTAAGCGTCCGAAGGTGGGACATCCGAAGACCATTGTAGTTGATGAACTTGTACTTATACCTTATCATCTCGTCCAATTGGGCGTCTAGACTGGCCTTTTCTGTTGACGACAACGACTCGAAGTTCGGGAGTTTCTTTACGTTGACGAGCCACGCTCCTCCCGCGCGCCTTATGAACTCAACCGGAAGGTTAAGGGCATTCGATAATGTATCGACGAGCTGCGGGGTTTCGGTGATGCTCACGAACTCCCAGAACTGGTTCTTCCTGTACAAGCTATCACCGCATTTCTTCAGTTCCTCGATGTAGTTCCTACGCAGAGAGGCAGGTGTCATAACGATAATCTGTTTCGAAGACTTCATGCCCTCAGCGATGGCAATGGATGAACAAGTCTTGCCGGACCCTAGACCATGGAAGAGAAGTAGCCCTCGGTAAGGCGTGTAGAGATTTATATAGTCTCGCACTATCTTCTGATGCGGCATAAGTGTAAAGGCCGCATTCTCGTCTTCTTCGCATGATGCCGTCTCAGCATTCTTTCGGAGTTCCTCCTTGTAAGGTCCGAATAGAGACGACATGAAACTTACGAATATCTCTCTGTTGTTCATGTAGTAGGATGACACGCGTATCCCGATAGGATCACCTCTAGGCCCGATTCGCTCGCTGACCGAAATGTCGCCGATTTGTAACATGGTCGTAGGTCCCGTCTGCACGACGCCAATCGGGGCCTTCGTACGACGTTTCCTCTTCACAGTCAGCGCTTGACCCTCGGGAGACAGTTTGACAGGGGATAGAGATCGAGTACCGGGCGAGGAAGCCTCGCGTGGAGTACGCTTTCGCTCGACCAACTTCAGCCGCCGTTTCCTTTTCCGGGGGACGGGCGTTCCGTCGCTCTCGGGCGTGGCCGAACCCGGTTTCGGGCCCTCGGGAGCCGGTCCAGGCATTAGTCCTGAATCCTTGGGGACGACGCGGGCCCGTATCCTCCCCATGAACTTGCTGCGATCTACTTTGTCCTCACCCCTCCTATCCGCAACTTGGGCTTTAACTATCACGGCCTCTCTGGCATTCGGAACTGGCACCACAACTTGCACTGTTTCCCTCGCATCAGGTGGTCGCTTGACTTTGAGCTTGGCTAAAAGTGCAGCTGACATCTATACAGTTAATATATATAAAAGTTTTATATATTAACCCGTATGAAGGAAGACGATGAACAGGGACTTCCCACAGAAACTCGTGTGGCACTCATCCGCTCCATGAACTCCCGTCGCCACAGGATATGCCAGAAGGTAGTGGGGCTCACTGAGATTCAACTTGAGGCAGATCGTTCACTGATGAACCGAGTTGCGCGAGCGCCTGCTCGCACGCGATCTGCTCAGCTTTCTTCTTTATCTTATGGCAGCCTTGTCCCAAAAATATGAATACCGAGTCGCCTGTGACGATCCGTCGCTGTACTGCGGCGAACGACCCATACACAGTGAACGGCTCGGAGGCCTCATGACTGACCTCATGTAGAGGTATGCCAATTCGCAAGTACACGCCCATTCTGTACCCTTGGTCCGCATCGTGGGCGATCTCTAGGTAGTCGGGCGTTGTCTTGAACTCCTTCTGGATCTTTACCTGTAGAATGTTCTTGTAGTTATCGTCGGTCTTTATGAGTTTCATCCAATCGACGTGACGTTCGAACACCGCCTCGACGAATATTTGCGCCATCTGGAAACCGGGCCCGCAGACGAACACCTTCTGGAACCATTCATGCTCATCGTGAACGCTGATCTTATTGAAGTCAAGGAACAGCGCCCCGAGAAACGCTTCGAACAAACACCCCAGTTTCTTGAGATTTGTGCGGGTCTTCTTCTCCTCTGCATGCTTGGACATGATAAGCCACTTGTTCAAGCGCATTTCATATGCTAGCTTCCCGATATGCTCGTTCTTTACCAGCGCGATCTTCTTCTCAGTCATGAACCCCTCATCAGCCTTCGGAAAACGCCGGTAGAGGTAGTACTTGGTGATCAGTTCGAGGACTCCGTCCCCAATGAACTCCAGCCGCTCATTCGACTTCGTCTTCAGCGGCATGCAATTCGGGGGAGGATCGACAATTTGGATATTGGCGGCAGCATTTTCCAACGCTGGACGTTTAGCGTACGAACGATGAATGAAAGCCCGCTTGTAGAGCTCCAGGTTGTTGACCTCAGCGTCAATGCCGTAGCTGCGGAGAATAGATTGAACTTCATTCAATGTAATCTCGCAGTTGCTGGGGTTGAAAGGATTGAATACCAACCCGTCCTCTCCTTTGTAGACATCGTCTTCTTGGATGAGCGATTTAATCGGATCAGCGGAAGAGGCGCTCATTCTGGTATAAGAGGGGTTAGATCTTTAAGCCACTTACGACCTCTTTAGAGAGAAATTTATTATGCCGAGTATATATATAATGACTGTCAAGAGAGGACCCAGACGAGGATACGCGAGCGCGTACAACCCGTCCGTCACTAACCGACCGACCTGTGGCGGCACCAAGAAGGCCGGCCTGGCGCCTTCAGTAGGCAAGAGCACGCTCTTGATGCTACGCCCTGCCTACAACCGTGCCTATAACAAGATAATCTGGCCTAGGAACTGTCAGCAAGCCATTGATGGTGGCTCCATTGCGTACAAGAAAGGCGGAGAGCCCTACTTCCTGGGGCCGATGCCACTCTCCAGGAACCCAGCATGCTCCGGAGGCGTCGGGCGGTATCCGTCTGGGGCGCCGGCCTGTGGCATCTGGACGTGGTAAATAAAATATCACCTAAGTGTATAAATGCCACAAAGAAACGGATACAGAAGCCACCGCGGGCGTTCAGCCGTCGCTAGGCGAGCTATCAACACGAATTCTACGAACGGTATGATGCCCCAGATAACCTGCAAGCTGACCAATGCGCAGGGACACCCCATAATGTACACCGATCCCGTTACGGGCACGCTGAAACAG